TTGACCGTGAATTCAGACTGCTTGTCGGTTAAGCCCGCTTTAATGCGCCCGTTCTTGGCCAGCAGTATCGGGTAAGGCGGATTTGTTAAACCAGATATTCTGCCGGCACGTTCATCACCTATTTTTTTTCTTTTTGTGCTGTCCTTTAAATCCGTAAACTTGCCCGGACCTTTCAGCTTAAACAGCGTTTTGTTTTCCCCATACCAGTCATCCCTGACAGACATTAAAGCCGGTTTGATATACTTAACCTTTTCAGCGGTCTCTTTAAAAATCCGCTGAAACTCAGCGTCTATCAGGTTTGAGGGTACGGTTTTTTGCATTACCACTGGGCAACATCCTTTTTAAATGTCGGCGTGCTTACACTCGAAAGAACACCGCCGGCAGCGTGTGTCGTAGAGAGCGAGCGCGCTGTCGCGTCAGGTAACTTCAATGCGCCGTCAACGTTTCCCTGCGTGATAAACATCCCTATGCCTTTCAGCATTTTTTCCGCGCGCGCGTACTCGTTCAGGATTCTCTGCTTTTCTTCGGGGTTCTGGTTTTCAACCCCGTTCTTGCGCAGTATCTCGTTGACCTTGGCAATCGTTATGTAAAGGCATATTTCCTTGACAATAGCGAAAGACTTCGGCTGAGCAGTGGACGTAATAGACGCAAAAACGTAAAAGGGGTCGATTTTTCCTTCGACATAAGCCTCCGTGCGTGCTATTTCGTCCTCAGCGTCAGCGTCAGTTATCAGGCCTGTACCGAATACAAGCTTTTTAAACTTTGCCAGGACATTTGTCTTTGTGTGATACGTTCCGTCAGGCATTGTTTATTCCACGATGTAGTCGGCGGGATTTTTCTTTGCCTTTTTCAGCCATTCCGTAAGGCCGTCAGGCACTCCCTGTCCGGCTTTAATTTCTTTGCCGTCCCAAACTATGTTTATTTTTAATACCTTTTTTTTCGGCTCTGTGGCCGAAGCGTTCGGGGCTTCTTTCTTTTCTGCTGTGTCTTTTGCCATTTTATTCTCCTTTTTGATTTTCGGCTCTGTGGCCGAAGCGTTCGGGGCTTTATCATGGCCCCCGGGTCTTTCAACCCGGGAGCCTGTTGTACTTAAAAAAATACTACGCGTTGGTATCTCTTATTGCATACGCAGCGCCTGTGTTTATAAGCTTGTCCTGCCAGTTGCGGCCCACTACCATTACCTGCACCTGGTCTGCGTTCTTTCCTTCCGGCACATAGCTTCCCGCGTAAGTATCGGGAGCCTTTGTCGGGCACTTCAGGTTAGCGCCAAGCGTTTTTGAAAACCTCGCCTGTCCAGAGGGAGCTACATATGCAACGATTAAATTATCGCCCCATATAAACGCCTGGTCCTCTGTCTGTCCTTCCATGGCTTCGTCGTAAGTTGCCATGCCGACAATAACTTTCTCTATGCCGAAAGCCTTCGCCATATCATCTGCACTGAGCAAACTTGTTGACGGTCTTCCGGGCGCGAGTGTGGCTATTATCTGGGGATGGCTCTGAAGCGCCAGATATGTCGGATAACCCATGAACACACGGTTAGCCGGCTTACCGGTTTTTGAAGAGACACTTTCTTTTGCGGTCTTAATTCTTCCGAGAACTTCGGATGTCGACGTTGTCCACTGATCCCCGCCAGTCAGAGTGACGTAGTTGGTGATTATAGACGTGTCGACGAGCGCGCTGGCCAGCATGTGTTCCCTGTTCTTGCGGATTAAATCCACAAGCACAACACCATGTATTTCTTTTGCCTCGTTCCAGCCTCCGCATCTTTCCGCTTCGTTTCTGTCAATCGGGGTTTCAAGTGCGTTGTCCTCGATTGCATATGTCGCGTTCCTGTCAAACTCAAAGTTCACGACATTTCTTGCAAGTCCTTTGACTACCGTTGCGACAATCCTTCCAGCTCCCTGTAAAAGCCTGCCGAAATATCCGGTCAGGTTAACTACGGGCACCGCAGGCAATACCTGGTCGGCAATGTAGTCCTGTTCTTCTCCTACCTGTGCTTCGATAAGGTAGGCCACTGTAGGTTCGGGCTGTAATGTAACTCTCATATTCGGCCTCCTTATGCGCCACGGAACGCGTTGCAGGTATAACCTGAAACTACGTCGCCGTCGGCTGTTGAGATTTCTTCAGCAACAAAAAAGTATCTGTTGCCGTCTGTCGTTGTTGCAATTCCTTTGCCCAGTGCTGCTGCTGTGTCGCATTTAACCACTGAGCCCAAAGCAACCACTCCGCCAACAGTCAGTTTGCATGACTGTCCGTTGAGCCTGGTTACTTCCATTTTTCTGCCGGCTATATCCCCGTACTTAAGGATGCCACAGGGTACATCGCCGGAGTCGCAAAGCTCCACTATCCTGTCTTTATCCGTGCTTCCTGCTGAGTCTTTTACAAACCGGTGCTTGTAAGCAGACAGGTCTGAAGCTGACCGCGCAGGAAACGTAGGTCCGTTATTAATTGCTCCCATGGTTATTTGCCTCCTTTGGCCGCTAATGTCTTTGCCTGAATAAGCGCATCAGCACTTGAAAGTGTTTTTCCAGCTTTTACTGCATCCGCCTGAAGTGCTTTTGCCTGAGCAACAAGCGCCTCGTCAGCAGACAGCCCTTCCGGAGCTGATCCGGGTATACCTTTTACATCCACCTTTTTTGGAAGCGTGGACAGCATTGTCTCGGCCAGTGAGAGGTCTTCCAACGACAGCATCTTTATAAAAAGTACCTGTTGCGCCGGGTCAATCTCGTCCACTTCAGCCTTTGACAGCTTTACATCTGTTACAGCTTTCTCTTTCAGCTCGGCAATTTTTGCACTGCGCGCGGCTGACAGAGCGGCCTTCTGTGCGTCCTGTATTTTCTTGAGCTCGGTTACTTTATCCGACAGCTCTTTCTTTACAGTAACGATTTCGGCCTTGACCGTGGAAAGTTCTGTCTTTGCTTCGTCTCTCTGAGCGGACAGCGTTTTTATTGCATCAACGACTGCGTCCTCTGAGGGTTCAGAAGAAAGCTTAATTCCCATGTTTCCAAGAGTAGCAACTATGATTTTCATCTTGGATAATTCCTCCTTCTTTGGGTTTTTAATATCGTCTTTCTTTTTTTGCTGGTCTGCGAGTTCCTTGTGTTTCTCAATCAAAGTCGATAACCGAAACGGGGCGAGTTCCATGCAGAACGGCGAGCTGGTAAGTGCTCCGCCCACCAACACGTTCGCTGTCTGCTGCCCTGTCTGGTCGTCAAGATACAACGGCTCGCTGTGGTAGTACTCAATGGATATGTATTCCTTCCCTTCCAATGTGTTCGCCTCTTTGGCGTCTGGGGTGTAAGAACACTTTATCCAAAGCGATTTTACCTTCTCGCCTGTTGTAAGCATTTTTTCGCGTACCTGTGTGTCTGTTATCCAGCCTGCAAAGTCTGACTGCCAGTGCTCGAAGTTAAGTATCAGCCTGCACTTGCCGGCCTCATCCTTCCACCGCCTGACAACTCCGGCCTTGAAGTTCTTGTCAAAGTCCATAATCATCTGGTCGGTTATCTGAAAATCTCCGTTGTATGTCCCTGACGATTTAAACGAATGCGAGGCTTCTATCCAGTCCCCGGATATCAAAGCCTTTCTGCTGTCGCTCGTAAGTTTAATGGCGACTATGTTCGATTTACTTTCAAGTACGCTTGAGCCTTTCATGCTGCCCTCCTGGTTATTATTCCCTTCCACATTTCGGGAGTCTCGTGTTTGTGTGATAAGGTCGTTTGTGCGTCCAGTACGCTTGCCGGTACATTCCAGCCGTCCCAGGCAGCAGGTTGTTCTTCATCAGCCAAGACCGGTACTTTAAAGCTTTCACAAAACCAGTGATTTGGCGGTGAGTACGTTTCGATGTTCGGGTCGCCCTCGCGCGCGGCACGTCCGTTTAGCCATTTACATATCTCAGTTGTAGGGTCGTAGTTCACGTATATCCAACCTGTTATGTCCGTGCCGGCATTCTCGTAAGTCTCATCCCTGCCAGTGTCCAGGGCGCTGGGTATGATTGCTCCCGCGCCGAGGTTATTGTCGTTTGCTTTCCAGTCGTCAAGAGCCTGACGTGTTTGAAACAATATCTCTGCATCAGTCAGCCCCTGGTCAGCGGCCTTCTTTACGGCCAGTAATGCTTCCTTGCCGAACGTGTCGGCCATGACTTTAAGCGTTACCGCTGTTGTAGACTTAACCCAGCGTTTGTTTTTAGGGAGCAGGTCGTCAATACCAGATAACTGCGACAGAGACAGCCCGGCTTTCTTTGCGGACAATATCTGTTTGCCCTGCGACTTGCCGGTCTTAACAGCAGCGACTATGCCGTCAGAGATTACCTCTTTGAGCCTGTTTGTGAATCCAAGCTCTATGTTTGCGACAGCTCCGACTTTATTGTCGGGATTGTGTTTAAGCTTGTTTTCAAGGTCTACGATATATTTATCCTGAATGGCCTGCAGAGCAGAACGAACGTCTTTATTCCACGAATCATTTATGTCTTCAAGCTCGGACAGCATGGATTTAAAGTTAATCTTGCCGGTTACTGTTTTGATGTACTTCGGCTCCTGTTTTGACAGAGACATTTTGCCCTTGCCGGCATCTGTTTTCTTTGCGGCCTTACCCTTTGGCGGTTTGTTTTCGTCAGCTTCGCCCGC